AGCGGTCTTGACATCTCACTGAGCTGGGAAACGGAGGAACCAACATCAGACTTCCTGATCTACCGTGACGGAACGCTGATCGGAAGAACGAACGCTGTAGAATTCGCGGACAGGGCGGTTCTCGGAACATACAGTTATACGGTCATCAACAGACTGCAGAACGGAAATTACAGCATCAGCAACGATGCGGCTGCCACGGCCATGAGCGACCAGCCGAACATCGCGCTTTTGAGCGGCGGCAGCTGGGTCGCGATCAAGTATTCCAAGCAGGGACAGAAAGACCCGGAATACAGTGACAGTGCGGAAACAATATACAACCATCTGGCAGGGAACAGGTTCCCATCTGTGTTCCGGAGCGGGTTCCAGGAATCCAGCATGAGCTTTTCGGCACTGTTCCTCGCAAACCAGGAAGAAGCGAGGAAGGCGTTTACGGCCATGTTCGGACAGCCGGTGATTCTGAAGATGCGAGACGGCACCGTATTCATCGGCATCCTTGACAACTGGAAAAAGAGCCTCGGGAAGAATCACTGGACACTGTACGAGTTCAGCATTAGGCGCATTGAATGGGAGGATTACCGCGATGATACGCAGTGAGGAATTCCGATACAAGATGATGCGCCGCGGCGTCGAGTACGGGGAAATTTTCGCTTCCGCAGCGGGAACGATCCGGATGAGCGGAAGCGGGGAAATCAAGCAGTCCCTGCAGGCAAACTTCTTTCCGTACGCGGTCGACAGCAGGGGAAACCGAACGGAAATCAACTGGATCAGCGATGAGATCAAACCGTATCTTGTCATTGACGGGCAGGAGCATCCGCTGGGGGTGTTCCTGCCGGCAGCCGTGACGCCGACGACAAACAAAGGCCAGACGACGCTGAGCGTGGAAGCGTATGACCGGTGTTGGCTGGTCCGGGACAACAGAGTGGACGGAAGGGTGTATTTCGCCGCGGGAACAAAGTACATCACGGCGATTGAAACCCTGCTGGCGTCCTGCGGCGTGGCATCCATCAGTATCACGGACACGGACAGCACGTTCGCAACGGACCGGGACGACTGGGAGCCGGGGACGAGCTACCTGAGCATTGTCAACGCACTGCTGAAGGAGATCAGCTACAAAGAGCTTTGGTTCGACGCGGACGGAATCGCAATCATCGAGCCGGAGAGCATCCAGACCGCAAAGAACATCCGGCACCGTTTCACGAACAAAAAGCCGGATCCGCGAAACGAGAAGGAAGCCGACATGATCAACGCGCTGCCGGTGATGTCCACAACAACGGACATCTACCAGAAGCCGAACGTAATCATCTGTATCTGCTCCAGTCCGGACAGGTCAGGCGACATGAAGGCGACGGCGGAAAATCAGAACCCGATGTCGCCGCTGTCCATCCAGAGGAGAGGCAGAAGGATCACGGAGTTTGTGAAAGTGGACAATATCCCGTCTCAGGAAGCCTTGGAGGAATACGCACAGCATCGAATGATGGAGAACATGACAACGGGAGAAATCATCAGCATTCAGACGCCACTGCTGCCGGGCTTCGGCGTGAACGATGTCTGCTCCGTCAGCTTCGACAGCATCGCCGGGGTGTGCATCGAGCGGGAATGGGACATGCAGCTGACACCGGGCGGGAGTATGTCGCATAAGCTGGAAAGAGTGGTGGTCAACATTGGATGAATGGGACAGAAAGGAACAGACGCAGAACGGAGCGGAATTTTTCCTCGCGACCGTCGTGTCTTACAGCTCGACAGCGGGTGTGAAAATCAGACTCGACGGACAGGATGAGGCAATGTCGAAGCTGTACAAACGCCTTTACGGATTTTCGTATTCCGCAGGGCAGAGAGTCCTTGTGATCAAGCTGTCCGGGACGTATATCGTTCTGGGCAGAATTGTATAAGTAGCATAAGAGAGGGTGAGGAACAGATATGGTCTATAACAAGATTTATGCCCAGATCGGCGAAGAGCGGCACATTACGCTCGAACCGATCAACTATCAGTACGATGTCAAGCAGATCCTCGTTCTGACGGGCGAGACCGTGCCGGACTACTACGAGGCGGACGTCTGCAACGTCGGGGACACGGCGACGCTCACGATGGTCGGCACCGCGGCAGACGGCGTGGAGATTCCGGACAAGTTCCTGTTGGACGGGCGGAACGTGCTGGTATACATCGTGATTCCGGGGAGCGGCGGCGACGTCCAGACGCGCTACGACATCACGATTCCGGTGGATGAGCGGGCAGAGCGGGAAGACATCGACCCGTCAGAAGCGGAACAGCAGCAGATTGACAGCCTGATCAACGCGCTGAATTCCGGCGTCGGGAGAGCGGAGGCGGCAGCGACGGCAGCGGAGGAATCCGCGACGGACGCCGAGGGATCCGCCGGCGAGGCGGAAGACCAGGCGGAAAACGCGGAGGCCTGGGCGGTCGGCCAGCGTGCCGGCGAGGACGTTCCGGACACGGATCCGACCTATCACAACAACTCGAAATACTACGCCGGCATGGCCGAAGCGGCAGCCGAGGAAGCCGGGCAGCACGAGGCCAGCTGGGAGACCTGGGTGCAGCGTGCGGAGAGCGCTGCAGATGACGCAGAAGGATCCGCAAGGGCCGCAGCAGGGTCGAAGGCAGACGCCGAAACGGCAGCCCAGACCGCGACCCAGAAGGCAGACGCAGCAGACGCGAGCGCGACGGCCGCAGCCGGATCCGCATCGGAAGCCAGGCAGACGGTCGACGGAGGCGTCGGAGCGATCAACACGGCCAGAGACGGTGCGCTCACCGCGATCGGCCAGGCCAGGACAAACGCGGTCGGCGGTGTGAACCAGGCGGGCGCGGCTCAGGTCACGGCGGTCAATCAGGCAGGGGCCACGCAGGTGCAGGCAGTGGAGGATAAAGGCGACGAAGTGCTCGACTCCATCCCGCAGGATTACTCCGATCTGGTGGACGACGTCGCTGATTTAACTCGCCAAATAAGTGATTTGGAGACTCGGCTCAAATCCGGCGACGAAGAGGATGCTGATCTGCATCTTGGATTCTATCTTGACGAAAACGGCGACCTGTGTCAGGTCGATGAGGAGGTAAACAATGGGTAAAGTAGCAACCGAAGCCACGCTCAGAGAGGGCGTTGACCTTCTGCATGTCCTCGTCAGGGGACAGGTTTTTGATAACTGGGGACAGATTCAGGAACTTGTGCAGCGCGGTCTGGCTCAGGATTATTTCAAGATCGGAGATCAGATTGAGGTCAAATGGACAAAAGGCACGACAGAACACACGCTGCCGTTTGATGTGGTGAGTTTTGAGGATGTCATCAAGGAAGGCGAAACCGAACCGTCTCCCGGCATGTGGCTTCAGAGTCATTACGCGATGGACGGCGTACAGTTCGCCGCCAGCCGAGCCGCCTATTACTGCGAAACGGCGCTCCCGGCTGGAACGTATATCATGGAAATCGGGACGAGCTGGGGAACACATTGCGTGGCAGGCAAGCTCTATTCCTTCACCACCACACAGGAAATTCCTGCTGGCGGTCAGATTGTCATCGGAAAAAACAACGACTTTTACACATGGGGCGCACCTGATCAGGCTCCGGCAAACTGGCGTGTATTTACCTTTGCAGCGGCAGGAGCGAACACTGCGCTGGAAAGCAACCTGACACTGACCGAAGTTGAAAGCGGAACACCTCTGTTCACGCTTAATTCAAACAATAAGTACAACGCTAACGGAGAAGCAAATTTGCAGTCCTGTGGTTATGGTTACAACCGTTGGAGCATGAGCGCCATACGGAAATATTTCAACAGCGCGGAAGCGAAGGACGCATGGTGGTCACCCAGCGACAACGCCGACAGACCCCCGCAGCAGCTTTCCACGCTGGACGGGTTCATGGCTGGCTTTGATGCTGATTTCCTCAAAGCTCTTGGAAAGATCAAAGTTACCACGGCGCTGAACACTGTCAGCGACAACCTGATTGGAGCCAGCGAAGATACCTATGACACATTTTTCCTTGCTTCTCTGGAACAGGAATACATTGCTCCACAAGCGGCTGGTGTTGAAGGAGCTTACTGGCCGTACTGGAAAGAACGGCTCGACCTTAGTTCGCCGCAGGCTCAAGGCTCTGGTGGCACGAATGCAAACCATATCAGGTATGCATACGATGCAAGGACATCAGCCCAGGCCTGCCGGTTGCGTTCAGCGCTTCGCGGCCTCGCGTATAGTACGTGGTATGTGTACACGTCAGGGAGCGCCGACCCCTACTACGCGACGGCCGCGCGTCGCGGGTGTCCGGCTTGCGTCATCTGCTAATCTTTCATTGGCGTCGCCACGCGACGCCCTGAAGAAAGGATGATCGATGTCTGTACCTGTAAACGAAAGAAGT